TTGCAGGTACTGTTTCGGCCACATCTTTCACTGGTAATGGATCTGCTTTAACGTCTGTTACAGCCAACACTATAGGCGGAATTAGTGGAACCAGTTTCCTCAGATCAGATGCTGATGATACTGCTGCCAATAAGATAACATTTACAACTGGTATGGAATTGTCTTCTACTGGCGATGCTAATCTATCAGTAGGAACGGTCAATCTTCCAAATACTGCAAATATTTTAATTGCTAATATGTCTTCTAACTCTAACAAATATCTTAGAGTTAATGGTACTGGAACAGCATTAGTGTTCAGTAATTCGTCGGTAGCAAACACAGGTGATATTGGCGATATTGAAATCAACTATGCAAGTATTTCTAACGCTGATGTTCTTGTTTATGACGAAGCGACAAGTAAGTTCGTTAACAGACCAAGATCTCTTATCGATGTAACATCCATTGATGATATTGATGATGTTAACATCACTCAATCTAGAGGTGATCTGTTAGTAAGAGTCGTAAACACTTCCAACTCCTCCACATTTGCTAACACTTCAAACGGTTTCATTACTGGCAGACTAGACTCTTTCTCCGAGACTGAACTGACTGGTCTTACCTCTAATTCGGTGGCTCACACGTCCACTTCCAACTCTTACCTGCAAGTATTTGTTAATGGCGTAAGATTAGGAAATGCTGACTTCACTACCAACACTTCACATGTTGGCCTTACAACAAGTCTCGTCAGCAGTGACATTATTTCTATTGTCGAGTTTGATCCTCATGCATTTGTGGTTGGCGATGGAACGCCATCTGAACTCAACCAACTCAATTATTCTGACTTGAGATTAAAGACAGGTATTGAGAATTACGAAGCATCATCTTCGGTGTTTGATATTGAGACATATTCTTACCAGTGGAAAGATACTGTAAGATTCCACAACAGAAAAGAAATTGGTTTTGTTGCTCAAGATCTTGAGAAGTACGTCCCAGAACTTGTCACCGAGAACTCTGACGGAGAGAAGATGGTAGATTATGGAAAGATGACTGCGGTTCTTCTTTCAACGATCAAACAATTAAATAAGAGAGTAGAAGCTCTAGAAAGCAAAGCATTTTGCAATTGTCCGGAGGAATAAATGGCTACTCCAACATCGAATACGGATTTTAAAGAATACTGCCTTAGAAAGTTAGGCAAGGGAGTGATCGAAATCAACGTGAGTAATGCTCAAGTTGATGATAGGGTTGATGAAGCTGTAAATTTTTATCAAGACTATCATTTCGATGGAACGGAGAGGGTTTTTTATAAAAAGCAAGTAACACAGGATGATAAAGATAATAAGTACATAACATTACCAGACAATATTATTGGCGCAGTTAACTTATTTGATATTGGTGATGCTACAAGTACTAACAATCTTTTCAATATTCGTTACCAAATTGCTTTGAATGACTTATATACTCTTACATCACAATCTCTTGTTCCATATTATATGGCCTTTCAACATTTAGAACTTTATGAACAAATATTGGTCGGAAAGCAGCCAATAAGATACAATAGACACAGAAACCAATTTCATATTGACATGGATTGGGAAAAAGTTGCTGTTGGTGAATATTTAATTGTTGAAGCATATCAGGTTATTGATCCAGATACATATACAAAAATGTATGGTGATTATTGGCTCCAGAGATATGCCACCGCTCTTATCAAAATTCAGTGGGGAGAAAATCTCAAGAAATTCCAAGGTATGCAAATGCCGGGTGGGATGATCATGGACGGAATGTCTATATACAATGAAGGGTTGAGAGACAAGGAGCAGTTGGAAATGGAAATGAGAACATCATATTCTCTTCCTGCCACTGATATGATTGGCTAATGACAAGAAATGCATTCTTTAACCAGTACACAACCACAACAGAGCAAAATCTTCATGAAGATTTAATAATCGAATCGATCCAGATTTATGGATTCGACATTGATTACATGCCTAGAATTTCTTTAGGTACTGATTCTGTTTATACAGAATATACTAGTTCTGCCTTTGTGGATGCTATTCCGGTAGAGATGTATGTGAAAAATATTTTGGGATTTGAAGGCGAAGGGGACTTTGTTTCAAGATTTGGTTTAGAGATTAGAGATCAAGTGACCTTCACAATTGCCCAAAAAAGGTTTGATCAAGAAATTGCCAACGGTGCTTTTGTTAGTACATACTCATCTGCTAATGTAGAAATATCTAATAACGTTTACACTGATCAGGCCATTTCTATTTCTAGACCTAGAGAAGGTGATTTGCTTTATTTTCCTCTGGCAAATACATTTTTTGAAATAAAATTTGTTGAAAATGAACAAATTTTTTATCCTTTAGGAAAACTGCAAACTTATGATTTGAGATGTGAAACATATGAATATTCTGGAGAAATTTTTGCTACAGGTAACAATACCTTAGACAACTACATGTCAAGCCTGTCACTTGGCGTTGTTTCTGGAAACACGGATTCTGGTGCTAACAACGTGGCTGGTGCTATCAACTTTGAGGTACAAAGAGAATTTGACAGCATTGTTGACTTCACTGAAAATGATCCTTTTGCTAGTGGAGAATATTAATGTTAGGTCATAATTTTTTTCACGATCTCTTAAGAAAATATGTGGTGACTTTTGGCACACTCTTCAACGATATTAAGTTAAGAAGGATCAACAGGCTTGGGGAAGTCATTGAAACCATTGAGGTTCCTCTTACTTACGGGCCTAGAAGTAAATTTGTGACGAGGCTTCAAGAAGATCCTGATTTAGCCAGACAAGTTGGCATCACACTTCCAAGAATATCTTTTGAAATTGTGAGAATGGGGTTTGATCCTGCAAGGCAACTTCCAGCCACAAATAAAATTGTTAGTTCTTCTCAAGCTGAGAAAGCTAAAACAATTTTCACTGAGGTTCCGTATGATATTCAATTTTCCATGAATATCTATACAGCCACGAATGAAGATGGTGTTAGAATTGTTGAACAGATTCTTCCATTCTTCATTCCACAATTTACTCCAACCGTAGAATTGATAGAAGACCCTCAGATCAAAAAAGACATTCCTATAATTTTAAACGGTGTGACTACTCAAGACCTTTATGATGGAGCCTTTGAGCAAAGAAGGGTGTTGGTTCACACTATGGACTTCATAATGAAAGCGTATATGATTGGTCCGATTATCGAGAAGCCTCTGATTCTCTTTGCAAATACAAACCTTAGAATAGATGGGTTTGCATCGAATATTGGTACTGCAGATACGAGTGTAGAAAGTTTACGTATCAGACCGGGACAATTTGCAAATGGTCAACCAACTAGTAATGGCGCTCTTTCTGTTGCAGCAAATACAATATTACCAAATTCAAACTACGGATTTGTTACAACATTTTCTTCAACAGTAACAGCAAATTCTGATTTACTACCTATTTTTTCCAATGGTGCTGTACAGGAACTAGATCTTCGAATAATTGGAGGTGCTGATTTTGGTTCATTTGCTCAACCATCTGGATTTGATTTAGACTTGGAAGATTTTTAATGAATGATAAAAATTTAAATGAAATCCTCAACATAGAGGACGGTGTAGAGGAAGTTAGACAAATGGTTCAGCCTCCTGCAGGTGATGATGATGAGCAGGTTGATAAAGATTATGAATACACAAGAACTAATCTTTATAACGTTATCGAAAGAGGAACAGAAGCTCTAGAAGAAATGCTAGAAGTTGCAAAACAGTCTCAGCAACCCAGAGCATTTGAGGTTGTGTCAACACTTGTTAAAACTGTTTCAGACGCCAATAAAGACCTTTTAGAACTTAAGAATAAGCAAAAAGCTATCAAAGGTGAGAAGGCGAAACCAAAGAATGTTACCAATGCTCTTTTTGTAGGAAGCACAGCAGATCTTCAGAAGATGCTTAAGGATATGAAAAAATGAGTGAAGATAGGAGAGAAGCTTATCTTGGTAATATGAACCTCAAACGTTCGGGTGTTGAGGTAGAATACACACAAGAGGAAATGCAGGAGTTTATTAAGTGTGCTCAAGATCCTCTTTATTTCTTCGAAAACTATATCAAGATTGTGAACGTAGATAAAGGTTTGATTCTTTTTGAGCCTTACGATTTTCAAAAAGAAATCATTGATCTTTCTGTCAAGGAAAGATTCGTTATCTGTAAGCTTCCAAGACAGTCGGGTAAAACTACAACGATTGCTGCAGTTCTTCTTTGGTATGTTTTGTTCACGGAAAGTTTTTCAATTGCAATTCTGGCAAACAAGATGCAGCAGTCTAGAGAAATTCTTAGCCGTATCCAACTTGCTTACGAACACCTACCTAAGTGGCTTCAGCAGGGGGTCATAGAGTGGAACAAAGGTAATATTGAGCTAGAGAACGGCTCAAAAATTCTTGCCTCTGCTACGTCCTCCTCTGCTGTACGTGGTGGATCTTTTAACCTGATCTACATGGACGAGCTTGCATTCGTATCTCCGAATATCCAAGAGGAATTCTTTGCTTCTGTTTATCCTACAATTTCTTCTGGTAAGACATCTAAAATTCTTATTACGTCTACACCAAACGGATTGGACATGTTCTACAGAATTTGGTCTGACTCTGAGAAGGGAAAAAATTCTTATAAAAGAGTTGAGGTTAATTGGTGGGATGTTCCCGGAAGAGATGAAAACTTTAAGAAAGAAACTATTGCAAACACTTCTGAAGAGCAATGGCGTGTGGAATTTGAGTGTGAGTTCTTAGGTTCTCAGTTCACTCTGATTGATCCAAAGTTTCTCAGACAGATGTATCCTGATAAACCTGTCACCTTTAATGATCGAACAGCTATCTATGATGAACCAGAACCCAATAAAATATATGTAATGACATGTGACGTAGCTAGAGGTGTGAATCTAGACTATTCAGCAATTTCAGTGATTGATGTTTCTAAGGTTCCGTACAAGCTGGTTGCTAGATTTAAAGCGAACAATGTTACCGTACAAGAATTTCCAAAAATTATTTACGAATTGGGAATGAAGTACAATGAAGCATTTTGTATGGTGGAGATTAATGATGTTGGACAACAGGTTGCAGACATTCTTGAGAGAGATTTAGAATATGAGAATATGGTCAGCACGTCCTTCAAGGGAAGAGACGGTGTGAAGATCAGTTCTGGTTTCGGCGGTGTTCATATGGTCAACGGCCTTAGAACTACACTGAAAACAAAGAAGATTGGTTGTTCAAACTTAAAAACATTGATTGAAAACAAAAAACTCATTGCCAATGACTTTGAAGTAATCAGTGAGTTGTCAACATTTATTTCTTCTGGTCAAAGCTTTGCTGCTGACAAAGGCAAGAATGACGATATTGTAATGACTTTAGTAATGTTTGGTTGGATGACAACCCAAGACTACTTCAAGAACCTTACAGATACAGACTACGTGCAGAGTCTCCTTCAAGAAAGAAAGGAAGAAATGGACTCTATGCTTCCTTTTGGTTTCATTAACTCTGGAGACGGATATGAAGATGATGGATTAATTCTTTAACCAATATCGGGATTTAATAAATATGAGTGCAGTTTCTTATCTA